TGACAATCTAAACCACAGTTTAGTACCCTCTTCTATAACGAGAGGAGTCCACATGGACAACGCATTATCAGTAACACCAGTAGATGATTTTGAAATCATCGAGGAACCAGCCCGTGAGCCATTCGTCGTAGATGACGATTCAAAAGCAGATTGGGCAATGAGAAAACTTGCATCCATTCGACGCAAGCAATCAGATAACAAAGCCATCTTTGACCGAGAGGTCAAAAGAGTCGCAGAATGGCTAGATAAGGTCAATACAGACCTCGAAAGAGATGCTGAGTGGTTTGAGGCGAACCTACGCCCTTACGCCCTTCAGGAGCGCTCTAAAGACCGTAAAAGCATAGTTCTGCCCCACGGCACCATCAAAACTATCTCAGGTCGAGTTAAGTTCGATATTGAGGATGAATCCAAGTTCCTTGAATGGGCTGAGACCAATGCCCCTGAATTAGTTCGAGTTAAAAAAGAAATCGATAAAAAAGCCCTAGGTGCTTTGAATCAGTCAGAAGATAAAGTAATATCAACCCAAGGCGAAATTGTTCCTTCAGTCAAAGTTGTACCCGCTGAAGTTTCAGTCTCGTTTGTAATAGCCGAATAGAGAGAGGGAACATGGAAAACAAATTACCTATCGCTCAAGCATTGAGTGAAGTTATGAAAGCGGTTGGAGCAATCGCAAAGAAAGACAAGAACACAGCCCAAGGATTTAACTTCCGAGGAATTGATTCTGTCGTCAATGCAGTATCGCCAGCACTTCAAAAGTTCGGTGTAGTTGTCATACCTTCAGTTGAAGAGTATGAATATCAAACAGTTGAGATTGGGAGAAACCGAACAGCGATGGGACATGTCAGAGTTAAAGTGAGTTACACATTCATCGGAGCAAACGGTGATGCAATCAAAGCAACAGTAGTTGGCGAAGCAATGGATTCAGGTGATAAGGCAACAGCCAAAGCCATGTCAGTTGCATTTCGAACAGCGCTATTGCAATCACTTTCACTACCGACTGATGAGGTAGACCCTGATGCACATTCTTACGAGCGCTCAAGTGCTGAAGATGTTTTAGCGCCTGAAGCAATCATCGCAAAGATAAACCAATCAACCACGATTGAAACTTTATCTGAAGTCGGGCAATACATAACTGCGAACAAGGACGCTTACCCAGTTGGACTTCTTGACCAATTCCGTGCCAAGTTCAAAGAGCAACAGTCAAAATTGAACCCACCTAAATTGGAAGAGGTAGCCGAAGATGTCAGCACTCTTGAACCAGCCCGAGTTACCGTATAACGGAACTTCAGGACATAGCGGAACAGATACATCTAAAGAGCGAGCGCTTACCGCAGACAGGTCAGGAAAGACTGCTCTTCGTCAAGCGCAAGCACTTAACCTTCTTTCTCAAAGAAAGATGTCTGGTTTAACTTGGAAAGAACTTTCTGAAATAACTGGACTTCACCACGGCACCGCATCGGGTGTATTGTCTGTCCTTCATAAAACTGGACGCATCGCCCGATTAAAAGAGAGTCGTGATGGATGCAAGGTTTATGTAGATGTGAGTTGTGTTGAGGGTCGAGTAATTGAAATACAAGGGCGCAAAAGATGTTGCCCTCATTGTGGAGGTAATTTGTGAGTATCAGGTGGATAACAAAGGTTTGGTCGGACTCGCCTTATGACGGGACTCGGCTCCTTATCCACCTAGCGCTCGCAGATATTTCTCATGATGATGGTCGCTTCTTTGCGTCCCAATCAAATCTTGCTACGAAGGGCAGATGCTCGGTTGAGTATGTCCGAAAAGTTATCAACGAGATGATTGCCGATGGACACTTGAAGATTATTACCAAGGGAAACTCTCGGGGTAATGCCACGGTCTATCAGTTGATATGGAAAAAACTACCCAACATAGTAGGGGAGGAACAAAGTTTAGGAGAGGTAGAACTCCCCAACTCAGATACCCCCAACTCCCCAACTCTGGAGGCTCAACTCCCCAACGCCACTCCGCACCATCCGTCCTATACATCCGTCCTATCTACAACAAAGAGCGACGAAACTGCTATCGCAGTTGTCGCGCTCTCTGAAGCAGTTGCTAGAAACTCGTTGTTAGCAATTTGCCAAGCCGCGGAAAAACGAGACTACACAGCCGAGCAGATTGAACAGGCTTTGGATTACATAGGGACAGTTCCCTCAATGCGTCAAATGGATTTAGTTCTCAGAGGAGTAGGAGTTAAAACAAAACATGAGCAATCAGCAATTAGAGCAATCGACTTGGCAGAGAAGTTCCGCAATGAGTCTCTCTGACCTCGCCATCCTCTTAGGCTTCATCGGAATCTATGACCTACGAATCCAAGTCGATGAGTTAAAGGTCCGTGCATGGGCGGAGTCTTTAGATTCAGATGTGCCTTTGGATGAAGCAAAGAAAATTGTTTCTTGGCATTATTCAAACCTAGACACAGCGGTAACTCCTGCACACATAAATCGGGAGTGGCGCCGTAGACTAGCCGACGCTAGAGAACGCGAGCGCGGAAGATTGATGTCGCTCCAGTATCAAGAGTTGGAAAAGAAAAAAGCCTCACCCGAATTTGTAACACAGATTAAAAAAGAATTATTGGAAAAACTGAACAGAGGTAAAGATGCTCCTGTGGAAGATGATAATGGAACGGTGGCACCTAACTCATGAAGATGTTTCGATTTGTAGGTTGGTTCAGCAGGTGGCGGTTCAAACGCAATCAAAGGTATGCCCTGCTTGCTTGGACGCCATCGCAGACGAGAGACTCCAATGGCAGAGCCTAAACCTAATAGAGTTTCTGAACCGACAAGATGGTTAGTTCTTGCCCGTGCTATTTACAAGTGTGAAAGATGCGGCAGAGATTTTCTAGGCTATCCCGTATCAGTTCATCACCGACGCCCTCGAATGATGGGCGGCTCAAAGAATGAGATGCTCCACGAATCAGCAAACCTAATTGTTCTTTGCGGAACTGGAACTAGCGGTTGTCATGGATGGGTCGAATCAAATCGAGCCAAAGCCCGTGAACTCGGCTACCTAATTCAAAAGGTTGAGTCGGCTGAAGATATTCCATTTCAAGACCAAAACGGTTCTTGGTGGAAGATTGACAATAACGGGCGAAAAGAGCAACTGGACATGAACTGGAGTAACCCTCATGATTGAGTCATGGAATGTTTTTGTCAGGTCGATGAGACCGAGCAGACGATTTATCGTCTTGAGTTCAATCAGCGTCCTTGGACGACCAACGCCGAACGCGCTGGCAACCGATGGGAGAGAGCAAAACTCACAAAGGAATGGCGCTCGGGTTTTCAACTCTTGGCTAAATATGAGAAGATACCGCCTATGGTTTGGATTACCGTCACGGTGGAACCACATCAGAAGGGTGGTCGCTTACAGGATGTAGGGGCGTGTAATCCCTCAGTCAAAGCGGCGATTGATGGACTTGTAGATGCGGGAGTTCTTCCTGATGATTCTTCAAAGTTTGTTAAGTCGTTAGTTTTTCTGCCGCCAAAGAACGACAAGAACTCGTTAGTTATTTATATCAGAGGATTAAAGAAGGAGAGGACATATTGAACTGGAATTTAATTTGGACAGCAGTTGGTTTAGCAATCGCTAGTTTTTTCATACTACCGTTTTATTTGGCTATGCTAATTGCTTACAAGAAATCGGTTATGAAGATTGATTTGGAATTTGTAGCAACCGCTAATCAGATTCATAAAAAAGTTAAGTTTGATGATGCCGTCGAACGCTTGTTCGAAGAAGGAGATGTAATATGAATACCGTAATGGATGCAACAGAGTTAGACGGTAAAGGTTTAGATGAGGTTAAACTTTTAACCGACGCTATCCGCACACACCAAATACAGATTCAGGATTTGGGCAAGCGCAGAAAGCAGTTGATTCTTCGACTGCGTAAACAGCGCATTACCTATCGTGAGATTGCTGAAGCCATGGGCGTATCGGAGCAGTTGATTTACAAGATTATCCGTAATGATATTCAGCGAGTGCCTGAGTATGACGCCGAAGGCAAACTAATTCGTAGACGAGGACGACCAGCGAAACCAGTCGCTTAATGAAGGCGAAGATAAAGGTTGGACAAGTTGCTTCAGTTC